ATCATCCACTACATGCACGACAAGTACAGCTACGAAGCCTCTCTGATGGCGCTGCACGACCGTGACGTTATCCGCACCATGGCGTGTGGTATCGCTGGTCTGTCCGTTGCTGCTGACTCCCTGTCTGCAATCAAATATGCGAAAGTTAAACCGATTCGTGATGAAGACGGTCTGGCTATCGACTTCGAAATCGAAGGCGAATACCCGCAGTTTGGTAACAACGATCCGCGTGTAGATGACCTGGCTGTTGACCTGGTAGAACGTTTCATGAAGAAAATTCAGAAACTGCACACCTACCGTGACGCTATCCCGACTCAGTCTGTTCTGACCATCACTTCTAACGTTGTGTATGGTAAGAAAACTGGTAACACCCCAGACGGTCGTCGTGCTGGCGCGCCGTTCGGACCGGGTGCTAACCCGATGCACGGTCGTGACCAGAAAGGTGCTGTAGCGTCTCTGACTTCCGTTGCTAAACTGCCGTTTGCTTACGCTAAAGATGGTATCTCCTACACCTTCTCTATCGTTCCGAACGCACTGGGTAAAGACGACGAAGTTCGTAAGACCAACCTGGCTGGTCTGATGGATGGTTACTTCCACCACGAAGCATCCATCGAAGGTGGTCAGCACCTGAACGTTAACGTGATGAACCGTGAAATGCTGCTCGACGCGATGGAAAACCCGGAAAAATATCCGCAGCTGACCATCCGTGTATCTGGCTACGCAGTACGTTTCAACTCGCTGACTAAAGAACAGCAGCAGGACGTTATTACTCGTACCTTCACTCAATCTATGTAATTAGATTTGACTGAAATCGTACAGTAAAAAGCGTACAATAAAGGCTCCACGAAAGTGGGGCCTTTTTTAGCACGAGAGCCTTTTTTGTCAGCTATCTATACTTTAAGGTGACTGCCAAAACAGACTCGACGTAGCCTTCGAGCTGCGCACCAACACGGCCTCAGATGGGCCACATCTGGAGAAACACCGCAATGTCAGTTATTGGTGACATTTTTTGATATCTAATCACATGAAATAAAAGGATTTATTTCTGGTCACGTCCACACATTGACCACATCGACAAAAAAAGCCCCTCGACTGAGGGGCTTTCCATTTGTAATTACATCCACATAATTTGCTGCCCTGACGGCAACGGGTGCGGCCTTACGGCGTGGACTTCTCCCGGCTTCACGATGTATCGCTGTACCGACTCATAGGTGATGAACGTGGCGCTGCAATTCACGTTCTGACACTGGTGATAACGCTCTTTTGTCGTGTCAGTGATATAGCGGCTTGTACGCGCATGTGCGGCATGCTGGCATAAAGGACAATGAAACATCGCGAGCACCTCTTCCGGTTTTGTTGACGGTGCCATTTTAGTTAATTTATCCTTACAAAACAAACAGATAAATAAAACACATCACTCATCACCTTCTGTTTCGTACTCCACATCAGAAAGCCTGACCTCAAGCTCTAAGGACGTCGTGAAGCCGCTATTATTCAGAAAATGTGTCACCTTAGTGATTGTCCAGTCCTGCTCGTCTATGACGCGCTTAAAGCCTGACACTTTGACCGGCGTTTCCGTGTAAATATCTGCCCGACCGGTAGCCAGACTGATGGAGAACTCCGCAACGCCCCGTTGCAGTTTATCCCACTTCGCCTGAGCGGCACGCATGGCCTGCGCTTTCGTGGCATATACCGTGGTCAGGGCAAAAACGTTGTCAGCCTCACCGGCCATGTATTCACCTTCACGCGCTTCCGGTACTTTAGGCGCTTTCTTCTGCCTGACCGGTTTCGCTTTCGGGTGCTCCAGTGCGCGCAGGTGTTTCTCTTTCTTTTTGCGTTTCAGTTTTACCTTCTGCTTTTGCGGTTTCGGGTCTTTGGTGTGTAACCACTTTGCCGTTACGCCTGTATAGGCTCCGCGGTCAGCAATCGCAAAATGATGACGGTCGCCGTCGCTGCGGGTGATGGTAATCTGCGGGATTTTTTTACCGCTGGCCGTCACCCCCTGCCCCGCTTTGAGAAACAGCAGTTTTCCCATTTTTACCGACACCTCACCGCCGTTGCGTTCAGCAAGACGGGTCAGGAATTTCGCATCAGACTCCTGCGACTGGTCGATGTGCGGGATTTTAATTCCTGCCAGTGACGGCGCGACACTGGCTTCCAGCCTGTTACGGGAGGCTATCGCCTCAACAATCGCACCGAGCGTGGTGTCATGCCATGAGCCTTCACGGCGGGAATTGAGCGTCCCGCGAAAATCTGCACTCCGGGCGCGGATGGTGACCACATCCGGTGCGCCCCGGTGTTCAACCTCATCAACGGTGAATTTCCCTTTGCATACCAGGGCAAAACCTTTCCAGCCGATATACACCGTCAGGACAGCGCCACGAACCGGCAGCTCGACCTGCCCGTCGGCATCGTTCAGTTCAATATCAAGCTGGTCAGCCTCAAAGCCCCGGTTATCCGTCAGGGTCATGCTCATCAGACGGTCGCTGATATTGCCGGTAATATCCCTGCTGTCGAGCACCAGCATGTAATCCGGCGTCAGCGTACTGCCTGCATCAAATGTCAGTGCATCCAGCATTATCCCGCCCCCGTCATACCCGTGAATTTAGTCGCCATACTGCCAGCCTTACCGATGAGCGATTCCGCCTGTTTACCGATATCGCCATAAAGCGCGGCCAGTGATTCATCAACGCGGGTGAGCGACAGCGTAAAATCAATTTTCCGGGGTGTGCCGTCTGCAAAGAAAATACTCCCTGTTTCACTCACCTTGCTGATGACATACATGCCGTAAATCATGCCGGTGCCATCCAGCAACGGCCACGCCCGCCCCTCCTCTGCCATCAGCCTGAGCGTGGTCATCGTCAGCTTGCCGCCGGTCAGTTCGGGATAAAGCACACCGGCAAGCGTCATGTTTTCCTCACCCACACCGAGAAACTGGTAGGCATCCCGTTTACCGATACGGGAATTTGACGGCCAGCGATAATCTGATTCACGCTGCATGGTCTGGTGTGGCAGCGTCTGGCGCATAAAAACAAACATACCTAACGCGAGCATCATTTTTCGTCACCTCCTTAACCGTCATGCATCATGCTGGCACGGGCGCGCGCTCGTTTATCCCGCTCGTATTTTTCGAGCGCATCCTGTAACTGGCGGTCGAGCTGTGTCCCCGGCGCAGTACCACCCGTCAGGCTGATGTGATATTCGTTTTTACTCTGGTCTACATAAGAGCGGCCAGCCGGTGCCGTGACCGGCTGATAAGCCTGATAACCTGCATAAGAGCTGGTCGCCGGAATATAACCACCGCTGCCATACGTGGCGGCTTGAGTTCTGGCGGCGGTCTGGTCAAGTGTGTCTGACTCTTTGTTGATAACACCGAGTTTTTCCAGTACCCAGTCAATACCACTGCGCAGTTTGTTGAACGCATTAAGCGGCAGCATCAGCGCGTCAGCCAGTGCCTGCCCGAACATGACGCCCGTGTCACGGCAACGGTTCAGGGTGTCCTGGGTGGCTTTGACCGGGGCAATCAGGTTTTTAAACCACTGCCACGCGGCCTGTAACTTTTCACCCAGCCAGTCAAACACCGGTTTAAGTGGCGTGAACAGTTCCCCCACCGGCGTAAATGCCGCTTTCAGCCCTTCCACCACACCGCCAAAGAATGCGCTGACAGGCTCCCAGTATTTACGGATAAGCAACGCCCCGGCGACAATGGCGGCCACCACGGCCACAACCGGCCAGCTAATCGCCCCGATGGCGGTCATAACAGCACTGCCAACCGTCGTGAAGATTGCCCCCATTGCGCCTGCTGCCGCGATGATGGCATTGATGCCGGTGATAACCGGCCAGGCTACGAGGCCAATGGCACCGATGACACCAATCAGTGCCAGTGCACCACCGACAATGATGCCGATGGTTGACGCCAGTGATTTGTTTTTCTGGATCCAGCCGTCGAGTTTTAACACATACTTTGTGGCCGTCTGCGTGAGATTACGCAGTGCGCCTTCCTGCTGGTCAAACAGGTCAGTCCCCACCGCCTCATAAGCGGACTGAAACTCCTTAAAGTCACCGCCGAGGTTATCCTGCATGATTTTAACCAGCTCTTCCGTTTTACCGTCCGAGGCTTTCAGCGTGGCGGTCAGCTTATCCAGTTTTCCGCTTGCTGCCGCTGCCAGTAAAACGTTCGCTGATTTCAGGGCTTCCTCACCAAAAATGGTTTTAAGGTATTCCCCCTTCTGAGACGTTCCCAGCTTGTGTTTATCAAAGCTGGCCTGAATCTCTTTCAGAATGGTGAACAACGGACGCATATTTCCCTTTTTGTCCGAGGTTTTAACGCCAAGCTCTTTGAGTGCATCCCATGCTTTTCCAGTCGGTGCCTGTAATCGGGTGACAACGGCACTACTACCCGTACCCGCCATTGACCCCCTGATGTTATTGTCATGCAGCACACCTGTCATGGCCGCTGCCTGCTCAAGACTTACGCCTGCCGTCCTCGCAACCGGCCCGAGGTAAGTCAGTGCATCACTGAGTCCCTGAAAATCAGCGCCGACTTATTCATCGTTGCAGACAACACGTCGCCCACATGGCTGACATCATCATTTGACAGTTGAAAGGATGCCTTAGTCCCCAGCAACAGTTGCGCGTTTTCTTCCATCGACCGCTGATTCGCCAGTGCCATATTCAGCGTGACCGGCGTTGCCGCCTGAATAGCCGCAGCATCTCCACCCGCTTTCGCAATGATAATCTGCGCACCGGCCGCATCATCCGCCGAGGCGGCTGTGTTGTCACCGAGCTGGCGCGCCTGTTTGCGGAGTGCGGTCATTTCGGCGGAGTCTTTTGCCACTCCGAGCACGGCCTGCAATTCTGAGTTTTTCTGCGCAAACTCATAACCGGGCATCAGCAGCTTAACTCCGGCCATCGTTCCCGCAGCAGCAATCCCCGCACCGGCAGCGCCCACTGAGGCCATATTTCCGGCCAGTTCCTTTCCTGCCTGATAACGCTGTTTGACTGCGTTAAGTTTTGCCTGTTGTACACTGACACGCGCCAGCGCGTCACGCTGACGGTTAAGCTGTGCGGTGGTTTCACTGATACGGTTTTTCAGTCCCTGCTCATCATGTGCAAGATTGCGGGTATTAATTCCCACAGCGGCCAGTTCTCGCTGCTGGCGTTTAACGGAATCTGTCAGGCGGTTATATTTCGCCTGTAAGTCCTCCGCCGCACGCTTTGCGGATTCCAGCACTTTCGCCTGAGCACGGGTCGGACGTTCGGTGTTTTTAAACTGTGTGGCAAGGGCTTCGGCTTCCTGTCGAGCCTTTTCAAATGCATGACCAGTCACGGCGAGCTGTGCACTGGTCTTGCGGAATCCCTCAATACGGGATGCGTGACCGTTCAGCTCGCGCAGTGATTTTTGTGTTTCCCGGATATCCCCCGACAGCGACTTGCTCGCTGTACGGATGGATTTAAACGGGCGGGATGCCTGGTCAACAGCCCTGAGCAATACCTGTAATTTTACATTGTTACTCATTCGTGTTTCCGCTTCGCCGGAGCGCCTTTTCGCGCCATGTGATGAGTTCGGTCAGGCTCATGGGATACAGTTCTGATGGCGGCCAGTGAAATATCACTGCCACATCCGCCATCAGGTCATCGACCGAGAGATTTTTCGGAAACGTTACTGCACCGAGTTCGGCGACAAAAAACCGACCACCTTACCGGCCAGCGCCACAAGGTCAGGCAGCTCCAGCGCGGCGACCTCCTGCTCAGTCAGCATCGGTGCCGTCATGCGCGGCAGCACTTTAATCAGTGCATCGACTTCGGAGTTCGCGACCGCAGCCAGACTGACACCGCGCAGCGTCCCGGCATTGGGTTTCATCAGCGTGACCTGTTCGATAACCTGCTCACCACGCTTGACCGGATTGTCCAGGGTAATCACATTTTCTTTGTTCATGGTTTTCTCACTTCTGAATCAGGGTTAACCGGTCAGCCTGGCTGACCGGATGAAAATCACAGGCCGATATTGCGGCGGTGTTGCTCCAGCCGGTCGACGCCGTTCACCTTCTCAATCATGTTGATGGTGTCGATTTCGACCAGCTCCTTACCGTCCATCGTCAGCCGGAAATAGGTGCAGACCACGGAGATTTTCGACTCGGTGTCTTCTCCCTGTTTACCCTCTCCGGTGTCGATTTCTTTCTGACGTCCACGCATGACCACTTCGACGGCCACCGTTTCGCCGGTATCGTCACGCTGGTAAGAGCCTGCAAAACGAATCGGCACGGCATCCACGCCGGTTGCGGCGTAAAGCTCCCAGATAACCGAATCCGGGAAGCCCCCGAGCGACCACTCCATTGACAGCGCATCGTCATCAAGGCCGAGGTCTACCGGTGCGCTGCCGTTCATCCCCGCACCGCGATAGTTTTCGAGCTTACGGGTCAGTTTTGGCAGCGTGACGGACTTTGCAACGCCCTGATAGCTGTAGCCGTTCAGAAAGACGTTCATTAACTTGAGTTTGCGCGGCATTGCCATCGGTCAGGCTCCTTAATTGCTGTTAACCGAGGTGACCAGATTTGCCAGGTATTTATCGGTAATACGCTGGCGCAGGGTCAGGTTTTCAAGAGGAGGCACCGGTGTATAGTCGTAGTCGATATACAGTTTTCCGGCCTTGAGGGTTTCCGCATCGTTGGATTCTTCGCTGAACCAGCAGGTCGCATCCACGATATAGCCGTTTGTTTTCAGCTCACGGAATTTGGCATTGATGCCGTCAACGATGTCGCGAATCAGCGTTGCGGTGATGGGCTTGTCCACCGCCCACATGTGCGCCTCAGCCATCGTGTCGGCAAGCACCTGCGCGGTGCGGGTGTAGTTTTCAAAGAGGAACAGCGGGTCATCAGAGCAGGTACGGTTACCCCAGAAGCGGAAACCGTCACGGCGAATCAGCGTTGTGACGCCTGACTCGTTAAGCAGGTCAGCATCGGTACCGGACTCCTGCAAATCCCAGAATACAGAGGCGCTGATGCCGGTAACACCGCTTACCCCGACGTTGGACAGCGTTTTATGCCAGCCCTGCTCCTGGTCGATTTTAGCACGCAGGCCCAGTGCACGAGCGGTGGCATACGCGGTGGCGGTGGTACTGGCGACCGTATCCCATGCGAGGAAATCCGGCCAGATGACCATCAGCTCACGCTGGCTGAAATTCTGGCGGTAGGCTTTCACCTCGGAAATGGTCTTACAGCCCCATGCGCTGATATACCCGAAAGCGCGCAGCTTCTGACAGACTGATGCCAGTGCGACGGCAACCTCTTTGGTGTCCAGTCCCGGCACACCAAGAATACGCGGTTTAACACCGGTTACCGACTCCGCCGCCAGCAGGGCTTTCAGTCCGGTGTACTGACCGTTTTCGTCGGTGGTGCCGATGATATTGGAAATGGTCTGCGCAAGTTTCGTTTCTTCGTCGTCGCCGGTGCCGTCTTCCACACGCACGACAACGGTGACCGGTTTTGACTGGTCGGCGATGGCCTGCAACGATGCCGCCAGCGTGCCTTTTTTACCGGCCTTTGCAATTGCGCTCTGCACATTGGTTATCAGCACCGGTTTATTGAGGGGGAAGGTTTCCGCATCCGCATCGCTGGCCGTGCAGACCATGCCGACAATGGCCGTGGATACGGTGGAAATGACGCGGGTGCCGTCGTTAATCTCCAGCACCTGCACGCCGTGATGATAGTCACTCATCCGTTTAACTCCGTGGTTAATGGGTGCAACTATTTTCTGTTGTGCAGAGCATGAGACGCTATTTGACCTGGCTGGCCAGTGGATGAAACAACAAATAAAGAAAAGGCGGGCAATCAGCCCGCCTGCCTTGATTTGTTCTCACTCAGCTTCCAACTGACAAGTTACATAATCAAAACGCTATTAAATCTGACAGTCTGCTTTGAGCGATGAACGGACATAACGACTCACTAATGACTAATTTGCTAACCGCTTCCGACCCAAAACTGTCGGTTGCATGATAATTAATCCAGCAAGCAAATTCATAGTCATTGCTATATGTTACTGGGATTATTAAAAGGGATAATACTGGCCAATCCGTCATCAACATCAAGACCATAGGTAACCGCTATTTCTGCCAGAGAGTTACCACACTTTTGTCGCAGTTTAAAAAGGGCTCGCTCAAGTATGGATATTTGAACAGGATGATCAAGTTGGATAAAGTGAGGGGAGCCAACGCTGTCACAGAATTCTTGGCATGCTTTTCTCATTTTCCTTAATTGTTTTGCTAAATGTGAATCGCTCGGCAAACCTTGTAGGACTTTAGTCAATTCAGATCTAATGTTGATAACACTCGAAGTGCAATGACTAGCACCCTCCATGTCGACAGGATTGAAAAGAACGCGCTTGTCCTCAAGAAAAATGACGATCTTCTTCGCTTCGTCAGTTTCTATTATTGGAGCATTCCACTGAATCCCGAATATGGGACAGCTAAGGCCAGTAATATTTTTATAGATTTGTTCAAATTTCAAAAGTCACTCCTTGGATGGACTCTGAGCATATAAAACGCCATACTGATAAACGGACTCGGTTCAAGTAATCTGTTAGATAGCATAACTCGGAACCACTGTAAAAATAGTTGTTAACATACCTAAAAGTGACAGCGGAGGCAAGATTCCCTCAGCCGGAGCGATAAATTAGGCATAAGTTATACACACACATTAGTAATAATCACTAAAGATATTCTAATTTTTTATGCCGACTTAATATGATTTCCCGTCAATCAGGTTAGCGTCCGCTCCTGGCACAAAGCGGACGAGGTAACTGAGCTAAAGGTCCGCTGTGAGCGAAAAGTGGACATTAGAGTTACAAAAGTAAGTTTAAATCATCCAAAATATTACAATATCCTTATCTATCTGATATTGTTATGATAAAAAGTTCCTGAATATAATCGATAGTAGGTGGTTATTTTCCATGAAATCAATTTTAGAGGTTTTTACTCAAGGAAATACTAAAGAAAAACTGGCTGTTATCGCTGATCTCACAACCATTGCGGGAATATCGATAGCAACTATTATTGCTGGTTTGTTAACCCTAGTTGCAAAAACAGATAAACTAGATGTTGGAAATCTGTTTGGAGTTGTCATAATATCTCTGCTCGGATTGGCTGGTGTTTGCTGTTTTATGGCCCTATTTATTTGGGTTATAACCCAAATGTCTAAACCATGGGGAACACCTCGGGGGATTCAGTCCTTAGTTAAGTGTGCTATTTCCCTTATCTTTATCTGTATTTTTTTGCTGGCTGTCTTTACATTTTATGAGGTTATTTCTTCGATGAGAATACTCTATTGAATATAAAATCAGCTCTCATAACTTAAAAGAGGCCTTCTATAAGGTCTCTTTTAATTGAATTACCATCCTATTAATCCAGAGAATCTTTATCATCACAAAATAACAAACATTGGAGATAATTAATAAACTAATCATCCTCAAGATCATCTTTATCTTTACAAAGCGAGTGTCAGTATTCATCCTAACATCAAGTGCAGAATGGAGTATTTTATGTATCTTCATGCCGCTTGCACGCTTTATCTCGTTTTTTGTAGGTGGTGTACTATCTCTAAATGACCATTTATATGGTGTAAGACTACTGACTTTAGAGGGCTATGATCTACATAGTTCTTCTAACCATTATTCTCCAAATAAACTTTACAACGTCCGCTCCTGGCACGGAACGGACAGCCTGATTAGGTTTTACTCTGTGCCATAGATGAGTAATCTCATACCAGAGCTAATACGATTTATTGCGGCATTTCTGGCCATTCTATATCCGGAGCATTTTCCGGCTGAACGCGATTCAGTAGCACACGGTATTTTTTCCAGTGTGTCAGGCTTAACTTTTCTTCCTCGGTAGCCATATCTAAATCGACAGCATCCTGCAGAGTGCCAATAATTTCACCGGCATATGCAATCTGCTCTTTCTTCTGAGACTCCGCCGCTCTGACAAGTGCATCATGCTCTGCATTCTCATCATTCACCCACGCATTTCCGTTCCATTTCTGATAATCCCCATCCGGGGAAATGGCTGTCACGTCTGGAGGTAATGCACCAAGTTCAGAAATATAAATGGCTGCTCCCGTTTTCGTTTCGTAGACAGTCTTTCCGCGATGATCTTCCATCAACTCCCATTTCATTTCATCTGCATTGAAAACGGCTGCATAACCAGCAGGAATATCAGGTGGTGCAATATCTGTACTGTTTGCAGGCAGACCTGTATGCGGCGGAATATATGCATCACTTTCGCCAATAAACTCATTGGTTCCATCAAGTAAATTGAAAACGCGGATAGTTTGTGCTTCTGCACTCATTCTGAAAGCCATTATGCAAGCCTCACAATATAGTTAAATGCGATGTTTTTGACGGTGTTTTCTGTATTACCTGTAGCATTAACGGTAATAGAGTGCCCGTGTGAGCCAATAGCAACCGTGTGTGAATGTGCACCAATACCAACCGTATGATTATGTGCACCAATATCTACCGTGTGGGCATGATTCCCGGCAGCTCCTGATGTGCCATTAAACGATGGGTTGTCAAAGCCTGTTTTACCGGTTTCACCATTAGTATTGGCATTCCCTCTGTAAATGGTATGTGTATGGTTACCAGTGGTATTAGTGGTTTTTGTTCCGTAGTTAAACGTACTGACTGTCTTCGTCCCGTAATCAAACGAACTGGTTGTTTTCGTTCCCAAATCCGTATTTGACGCACTGGCACTGTGAGTATGCGATTTAATCCCGTCCTGTTCCTGTGACAATACGGCACGCCCACTGGCGGGTTTGCCCTTGATTGTCCAGCCGCGCATATCAGGAATAACACCAGAAGGATAGGCTATAGCCAGTTTCGGATATGCTGCCTTATCAAACGTCTGCCCCTGCATGATTGCATAGCCTGCAGGTGGTGTATCTGATGGCCACGGCAGCGGAACACCAGGCGGAAACGCTTCAATATTTGCCGAGCCGTCAAATTTTACGCCGTTAATTGTCCTTGCCGTTTTCAGCTTTGTTGCTGTAGCCGCATTGCCGGACAGTTCACCAGAAAGGCCTGCACTGAATGTCTGTTTTGCCTCCCATGTCTGGGCTTCGTCGATAATTGGTAGCCGACGAATATTGAAGCTACGCTCCCCAGGATTGCCATATAAGCGGACTGTAAAAAAACGATAGTTGGTTTTGTTTGAAGTGCTGCGCCATACCTGCATTGAACGGGCGACACCTCCGCCTTCACTGGGGCCAACAGTGATATTTATCAGGTTAGTATCAATGACGCCCCATTCCATCCCATCGGGAATATTGGTCATATCTGAAAGCCTGACAGTTATCATGCTGCCCGGTATAAAGTCGTAGGTCTGCCAGTCCAGACTGGATAACCTGTCGGTAACACCGCCGACACCTAATTTAGTGAGTAATGATTTTGAGTTGTATACTTCCGCCCATTCCCCCCAGTCAGTTTCACCGCTGGCGCGGGTTCGCTGAAATGTCCGGTTTTTATAGGCATCCGTTGCTGAAACAGTCGTATATGTCTGGATATACGATTCAATATCACAACGTTTTTTCACCTCAACTATTGAGCCAACAGCAAGATCTTTAGAGTCGGTGACAGGTGCATTTGTGGCCTGTTTCGTGACGCTATAAATACCAGGCTTTAAAAGGTCATCAAGATCCCCTGAATAAGTCCATCCCGTGGACTGATACCCAACAGCAATCCAGTCCTCCCATTGTGGATTTTCTGCATCCCATGAGGCTGTCAGTCCGCGAATGTACATAGTCCCACTACGGGTGGTATAACGTTGCATCCTCCCATACAGACCGCCTTCAAAGACTTCCAGAATACCCTGTCCAAAACTCCCTTCCTCCGGGAAATGACGGTCAAATGAGGCTATTGATGTACTGCTATTGCGCCATATTCCCAGGTGTTCCGCACCACCTAAAGAATTCAGGTCAATTGACGTGCTTAATGGGCGAGTCCCGCTTGTAATAGCTCTCCATGCACTCCATACAGGACTGACAGGGTTCCATTCTGCATCAAGCATCCGAATGTAAATATTACCGGTTCGGGTGGTGTAGCGTTGTGTGCAGTGAAAGCGACCAGCATTGAATACTTCCAGAACCCCATTGCCTTTATCTTCAGGGTAACCAGACTCTGGTTTTGCAGTGGATTGTGACGGACATGACCACGTTCCAAGATATTTTTCTTCTGGGCCATAGGAATCAAGATTGTCAGTGGTTGGAATCATTCCATTGTGTTTCATAAACGTCAGGCTGGTAACGCCAATATTGTCCAGAAAAGCGCCCTTATCTGGAATATCGCCACCGTTCTGGTCTTTCTGCAGACGTTTCTCAGCATTGTCATAGGCTGCTTTTACTGCCTTTGGCGTTGCTGCCAGCTTTTCACTGGTGCTGTTTGTTGCACTGCTTAACTGAGTAAAACCTTTTTCTGTCAGCGTGGCGTCAGGATGGCGGCGGGACTGCTCATGCTCTGCGATTTTGTCATCGACGTAATCCTGCGTCGCCATCACTGTGCTGGCATCAATACTCAGCTCAACAGACGCCACGTTACTGACAATAATGACCATGCGGCAGGTCTGCGCACGCCCGGAGCCTTCAGCCAGTTCAGGCTTATAGCTTTCTGCCATGTTAGCGACCGCAATCAGTGTTCCGGCATCATCATACAGACCAAGTTCACGCATCCAGAAGCCGCCCACTTCTGGCGGTACAACCAGTTCAGCCACGATATAGTTTTTATTCTTGTTATCCACGCTGACTTTATTCAGAGCGTGACGCCAGACCTCATGCACCAGTTTCGTCTGACCGGCATCCGGCACCGGCAATTTGCCATTACCGTCACCCACGGCCATTGCAGACAGGTTTACTTTTTTCCCGCCGGGGACAGTGGCGGCTGCCAGCTTTGCGGCTCCGGCAGTAGTGATAACGGTTTTAAATTTCGTGCTCATTGTTTCTCACTTATCCGGGATAAACAGTAATAACATCACCATCACAGACCACACCGCCTGTATACAGATAGCCGGGAATGTCCTGGATAATGTTCAGACCGATAAGGTGGCGACTTGCGGGTTTGGCATCGGCAATCAGCCGTTCCATTTCCAGATACATCTCCTCCGTGATGCCGCTTTCCAGTACGCCGATATCAAGGCGGAAGGTTCCTGGCGGGTCGTTTGTCTCCCACCATTCCTTTACGTTAATGAGATAGCCGAGCGGCTCCACCACACGCCGGATTGCGCCGACAGTGCCTTTATGACAATGAATGAAATAGGCATCGCGGATAACGGCGCGTTTTGTCGCTTCCGGCCACTTTTCATCCCAGCGGTCAACCGAAAATGACCACGCCAGCCACGGCAGTAGATTTGCCGGGCAGGTGTCCGGGTTCCACAGCTCACGAATACTGACCGGCGTTTTTTCAATTTCCGCACAGGCTTTTGCGGCGGCGACTTCAAGCGGTGATGAGCCAGTCGGCAGCAGTCGCGAATCACTCATCCGAGCCTCCGGTCACGACGCTGTATTCGGTGCAGAAAGACGCCTGCGTACTGTTGAGCACAATGTCGGCCAGTGGTGCGGCCAGCTCGACACGCTGCACGCCTTCCACATGCAAAGCGGCATAAATGGCAGACAGACGGATGTCGCGCCCCAGCCGGTGCTGTGCCGTGATGTACGCTTCCAGTTTTTTCACGGCAGCAGCGCGGATGGGTTCGCTTTCGGGACCAGGGTAAAGGTAAAGCGTGGCGTTTATCTGGTATTCAACAATGGCGGCAGACTGCACGGTCACGCGGTCGGCCACCGGCCTGACGTCCTCGCCATTAAGGGCGTTACGCACCACCGCCAGCAGGTCTTCGGATGCCACACCGTTATTTTCACGTGACAGCACAGAGATGGTGACGCAGGCCGGAGACGGACTGGTGACAGAGATATCCGCGACACGCCCATCGGCACTGCGACCATGATACTGATAGGCTCCCACCGACCCGGCGACGCTTAAACCTTCAAACGCCTGCTGAATACGCAGACGATAATCGGTGTCAGACTCCATCACTGCCGGTGTCGGCGGGATGGTCGAATCATCTGCCGGGGTGATAGTCAGGCGCGTGGTGTTGTAATTGGCACCAATCACATCAAGGTCATTACCGGCTGCACAGGCCAGCATCACCGCCCGTGCAGCCTCATTCACACGCTGACGCCAGATAAGCTCACGATAAGCATTTTCCTCCAGCAGTTTGACGAGAGGCTCAGATTCCAGCGTCAGGGTACGGGCGACCGCCTCCTGCTGGTCTTCCGGGTAAAGGGAAATCAGTGTCGCCTTGCGTTCAGCGAGAATGGTTTCAAAGTCCAGCTCCTCGACCACATCCGGTGCGGGTAGCTGGTTCAGGTCGATAATCGGCATGGTTTCAACTCACAGGGATGGTTAACGAAAGTGGCTGGCCGGTGTCGTTGTGCTGGCCGGTTAACGTGACCGTCATTCGCCCGTCAAAACTGCGCGCCGTAGTGACGGATGACAGGGTGACGCGGGGTTCCCATTTCAGCACGGCCATGTAACAGGCGACCTTAATCTGCAACTCAAGCGCCGGGGTCTGCGGCTGGTCAATCATTGACGCCAGCAACGAGCCGTAATCACGACGCATCACCCGTGAGCCGACCGGTGTGCGCAGGATATCGCCGATACTCTGGCTGATATGCTCAAGGTCAGTGACAGTCAGGCCATCACTGCGATTCATTCCGAGATAACGCGCTGTCATAGAGGACTCCCGGTTGTGCCGCCGCTGTCGCCGGGGTGTTTATGGGTATGCAGTACCTTACCGTTTGATGAGAGTTCACCGCCGGTGTGTTCAATGTTGCCGCGCATCGTCCCGCCCTTCTGCACTTTCAGCGTGCCGGTAATCAGCCTGTTGGTGCAGACCACCTCCGGTGTGTCCAGGGTGATGCGGGTTGATGCTTTCACCATGACCACCGGCACCGTGGCAGTAACAGAATCAGAAGCCGTCACGCTGGCCGTTTTAATTCCGCTTACCGTGAGTGCACTGGTTTCGGGTTCATACTCAATCACCGCCCCGTCAGGGAAACGGATATGCAGGGCATCAGCCGACGCAGACGGCGCGGGGTTATCGCCGGAATAAATCCCCGGCAGAACAAACGCCGTGTCAAGTTCACCACCCACGGCCAGAATCAGCACCTGTTCCCCCACGGAAGGTGCCCACCATGTGCGCGAACGTCCTGCGCGATGGGTCAGCCACTGAAGCCAGTCGGTGCACATGCCGCCGGTCTGCACACGGCAGCGACCGGCGTTAAGGTCGGTTTCGACGATAATGCCGGTGCGGATCATGTTGCGCAGTGCGCGCGCGAGTTCCTGAATATTTGCGAGAGTGTTCATAACGGGAAGGATGCCGCCGGGTCATACCGGCGGCAATGTGACGATGAGGTGTCGGGAATGGCACAACTAACGGTCGAGGTGAGCCAGAATAATCTCTTCAATCATCTGCACATCCTCACCGGTAAAGCCGAGCAGAGGACGCGCCGGATAATCAATTTTCTTACCGTCTTTCCGGGTTTCTTCCGACAGACCGAACTGATGCACACTGGCGATTTTCGGCGACTTCCCGCCGTAAAATTCCATTGATGCCTGTTCCGGGCTGGCGCGGATATGCAAAAAACGACTGGTGATAAGTTTCGCAAACATTTTTCGCTTAACACGACCGGTCTTTTTTCTGGCGCTCTGCTGCTGGCGTGGCGCGTAGGGTGTGCCGTCCGGGGCTTTCTGTGCCATCACCCGACGCTGCTGACTCTGCCGCAGACGCTTCGCCAGCTCTGCACTCAGCCGCCGACGCCCTGACGGTGACAGCGACTCAATCAGTCCGGTCAGCCGGTCTTCAAAACGCTTAAACTCATTCATCCCACTTGCTCACCAGTTCGCCATTGATATAAAGCTCCATCGGGCGGGTGACCGGCTCCGGCGGCGGGGGTTCCGGGATATTCTTCACATGCAGTGCGCCGTCCACCTCACTGACCAGCGTTCGCTCGGTCAGCATCAGGCTGATGCTGATATCAAAACTGCTGTCATTGTTGATGTCTGCATAAAACGTGAAGCCCTTTTTCTGGCCTGCGTCGGTGGTCATGATGTCGGGCTGATTTTCCCGCAGCCACGCCAGCACCGGCACGATGAGCAGGTCAAAATCACCGGTAAAGTCGGTCACAATGACATTGAGCGTGTAACGCTTTTCGAATGACAGCGACGTCGCCAGTGTGGAGGCAATACTCCCGTTATCCACGAATATCCGCAGCATATCGGGGTTAGTTTTCAGCACCGTGACGGCATCAGTCAGCGCCCTGCGCAGGCTGTCGGGTTTGAGCATCATTTTCGTCCTGACAGTGTTTAATCATTTTTATCTGGCTGGCACACCGTGCCAGCGCGTTCTCAAGCTGCCGGATATCGGCACTTAAATCGCCGTTCGTCTGCGGGTCACTGCCCGGCATCGGGCAAAGGCTCACTTTCGGGCAGGCGTTGGGGACAATCACTGGCGTCAGTGCAGGCGGGGCGCTGGTGCAACCGGCGCACAGCATCAGGCAGGTCAGCACCGTACCAGTGGCGAAAATCTTCGTTTTCATTGAGTAACCTCGTAATGGTTTTCTCGCGCTGTGCTTCACGCTTCGCGGCGTTCTCCAGTTCCTGACGCAGTACCACCTGCGCCAGCTCGTTTTTGTCTGCCCTGGAGAGGGCAACATGAAGCTGATTTTTCAGCATGGAGATAGTCGCCTGCTGTTCACTGGCGACGTTGTTCGCCCTGTCCAGTGAGGCGCGCAGTCTGGCGTTTTTATGCTTCGCCAGAAACAGCCCCGCCACCGCCAGCGATAACAACACGACCAGCACAATCATCAGCTTTGACATAATTCTCGCCCCTCAAGACGCTGACGACAGGCTTTACGTATCAGCCGGAAAAACACCGACGCCACAAGGTAAATCAGCGCAGTAAAAATCCACCCGGCAGCGACCAGCGAGATAAACGTCGCCACCATCACCACCAGAGCCGCCGCCCGTCTGCGCCACGGCACCGGCTGCAAAAACAGCGACGTGACAATCTTCACGGCCAGCGATTCAGGCGGCAGCTCCCGCCCGTAGCGTTCCAGCACATACTCAGTGGCATACACGCCGACACCACCGGCAACCACACAGATAACCGTCGCCAGAATCGCCCAGGTGGCGACAAAACTGACGGCCACGCTCTGCGGGTAAATCAGGGACAGTGCCAGCATCAGCGCCAGCGACACGTTCAGCATCAGTGAAAGGGATAATTTCTTCATGGTGTTTACTCCGTTTAAGCCGGTACGCCGCCAGCGGTACGCCAGACGGTGACCAGTTTTTCCAGTGAATGCTCACGCTGACCGTAACCGGCACCCGGCAGGGACGCCCAGATATTGCGACAGCGTGAAATGGCGCGCTCAATGCGTCCCGCCCGGATGTCATCCAGTGCACCGCGTTCGCGGATCAACTGAATGGCGAGTCTGTCCTGTGACAACGAACTGAAATCCGGCAGGGCAAGCTGTTTGCGGTAGTGCGGCCAGAACAGATAAAGCTGCTGATAGCGACCGGAGGCCGTGGATTTTTCACCGCGACGGTTAAACACCTTCGCCGGTCGGCCATGTGCGAACGGGTGGTCACTGTAGTCGGTGAAAATTTCCGGCTTTCCGTCCAGTCCGGTGACTATCACGTCATAGCCCCGGTTTTTCGTCAGCGGATGGTTCGCCGTCCCTTCGGACACGGCCAGCATGTCGAGAAAGGCGGCGATATTCTGATGCGTGTTAATTACCGGCATTACTGTTTCCCCCTGCCCTTAAAGCGGCGCTGAATGGCAATCTCAATCACCTGATAACCGGCGATACCCAGCATGGAGCCGATGCCGCACACCGCAGGCAGTGACAGGTCAGGAAACTGCACCAGAACAACACCGGCAACCATCGAGACAAAACCACCGAGCAACATGCGCCCGATAAACAGACGCGGGGTGATGGGTTCACCACCGGCAAGCACCTTGCCGACAACAATCAGCACCCCAATCATGAAAAGCGACAGGACGCTTTTTTCTTCTGCTGTCATGCGTTACTCCCACAGATTGACAGTTTCAGCCACGGGCGCGGTCTGAACGTCGGGCAGTTCGACGGCGGTGCCGTGTGGCAGCACCGCACCCAGTTCAGCCAGTCCCGGATTTGCGGCGAGCACGGCTTCAACCACGCCCTCAGTGCGCCCGTAATACCGGACACAAATGGCGTCGAGCGTGTCGCCCTGTAGCGCAAAGGTCTTCATCAGATTTGACTCACGATGCAGCGCGGCTTGTCCTGGATACGCGCCACCGCCCAGCGCATATCCCGCCACAGTTCATCAATGGTGCTGTCAATGCTGTCGGCCTTCTTGTCGCCTTTCGCACTGGCATCCACGCCGCGATAACGCTCATAAAGCGACGCGGTCGCCATCGCACACACGGCGCGCTCGTAGTAAAAAACTTTGATGCTTTCACCGTCGATGTCGTCCGCCGGGACGTCCGCCAGACGCGTAAAACCGGCAGCAATTTTCTGTTCGCGGTACTCGTACAGCTCCGCATTCGTTTCAGCCATGCCTGACTTGATGGCCTCACGCAGACGGGCGGGGGCGACGGTCTGCTCAAGGCGCATACGTTCCCGGACGCGCTTCGGGTCGATATCGGGAAAAAAGAACGTGTTTTTAATCACCGGCTCGTCGCCTGCCGGTTGCGGGATGACCACCGTACCCTCACCGGATACAGGAGCCTCCTTTCGCGGAATAATCAGCGTCATCATGACTACCTCTGAAAAGTCGGGCGGTGGACGCCGGTGCAGTGTCAGGTGATTCACCGTCACTGACCGGCGTGCCGCCCTGGCGCGGGGCGCATTCGGTTGTTAACTGGCTTTCTTTTTCGGGCGTCCACGTTTTGCCGGGGTCACGCTCCGGGTCTTACGCGGGGCGCGGGTGACCGCTTTTGGCTGCGGCTCCGGCTTCGGTTTCAGCTCCCGCTCCAGTCGTTCAATCTCTTTTTTGACGCCTGCCTGACAGTCGAGCTGTGTCGCACGTTGCAGGTGCGCCAGCGCACCTCCGGCATCACCAGCGTCACGCAGAAACAGACCGGTGATTTTGTGCAGCTTTGCGCGCACTTCATCAGGCATGTCAGCCGTGGCGGTCAGTTCGAGGGTGTCCGTCAGCAGGCGGGTGTCCACAGACTCACCGGCAGCGTGAGCGCGCATGGCCGCAAGTGCCACCTCCTCGGTGAACATGTACGGCGGGGTGCGGCGGTGTTTACCCGGCATGGTCAGACCGTACTTCAGGGCATAACGGGCAATCTCCAGCGCACCGGCAATATCGCCGGTATCCAGACGCCACAGCATGACCGTCATCAGAATGTCATCCTGTGCACCTTTGCCCTGCTCCAGCACGCCGTTCACCCACGGCAACCAGAACGGCAGCAGTTCGCGCTTTTTCGCGGCCTTCAGCTCTTTTGAATAAATCGCTTTCAGTGTGCGCTGGTCTGCGGCCAGCTTGACCAGCATCTGCTCATAGACAGTTGCATGTCGCAGCGGGGCGGCTTCCCGCTGCGCGGTCATCGCTGCCGAGACCCGCATCATGTGGCGCTGTGCGGGACTCGTCATCGGTTACGCTCCCGGCTCTGCGGTCGCCTTAGCCGGTGTGGAGAAATCACCGACCTTAATTTTTTCCACCAGACAACCGGCGGCGTAGTCTTCCACCACGTAATCAATGTTCATTGACTCGTAGTTCTCCACGCGGTCGAGTTTCGGGTTTTCCACAATCACGCGGCGATGGCTGTCATCCATGTAGTAGATGGACAGGTTTTCCAGCTTCGTGATGAGCATCGCATCCGCCGGGAAATACGGGACGCGTACCGCCGGCAGGTTACCGATGCGTTTCTGGCTGATGATGACGTCAGCGGCCAGCATTTCGCTGTTGTCCTGCTCCTTGTTAACGATGGGGAAATACTTGTCCGCCAGTAGCTGACGTCCCACAATCACCACAAGGTCAGGGTCTTCCTGATACCACGGTTCAATCAGGTTGTTGGTCGCATCCATCACCAGTGCATCAAGGCTGGCATAATCGCCGCCCTTACCCACGCGGATAACCTCAGAGGTGGTGCGCCCTTCCTCGTCAGTGACCTTGCTCATCACGCGCGCCGGGGCTTCATTGCGGTATTTCTGCAACCAGCCGACCGCCACATCCTGCAACATCGGATTGCTGCTGCGGTCAGAAGTTTCGGCACGCTTCACGCCGTTAAAACCGGCCATGATTAAATCAAGGGACTGGCGTTTGATAATGGCGTTACGGACACGGAGCTGGAAATCCTGATAACGCGCCCACAGGTCAAGCGTTTTGTAGCGGATATAAAAATCGAAGTTAATCTGGTCGCATTCGTACTTGTTTGACACCAGCTTCGAGAAGTCCTTTGGCTGACGCTCGGTGCCACCGGCGGTGTCGGTGGTGCTGGCGATGGAGCCGGTGACACCGATACCAATTTTTTCCCCTTTCATTTCGCTGACCGGCACAATATTGATGCGGGTCAGAAAATCAGAGGACTCCTGCATGGTGTTCATCAGGGTCTGGGTGACCGACGGTTCAACGGTGAACTTTTTCGACACATCACCGGCGTCGATGCCGTTCAGTTCGGCAACACGGGACAGGTAGGCATTAAATTTAAAGCGGGTTTCCTGGCGCATATTTTTTCCTGAAATTAAGGGTTAATCGTGAAGGTTTTCCCGGACTGACTGACGCCGGTCAGCAGTTCGTCATCAGGGCGTCACCGCCACCGCCGGTGGCTTTGCTGCGGCGCTGCTGGGTCAGACTTTCGGTGCTGTCGAGACTGTTTTTCAGGCGGGTGAATGCCTGGCTGGTTTCATCCGCCCTGTCAGTCACTTCCTGCTTAAGTGCAGAAAAGGCGGTTTCCATCTCTGCGAGGCGCTGCTCAGTGGCGCTCAGTTTTTCCTGCACATGTTCAGCGACAGCGGTCACCGCTTCATGCACGTCATTCAGACGGGCGTCATCGCTGGCCTGTTTGCGGCCAAAAATGGATTTCACCTTTTCGGTCAGGGCGGTGAACACGGTTTCAGGCAGGTCTTCAAATTCCAGCTCAACAGGCGTTGCCACTGAAATCAGATTTTCAGGGCTTAATTTGAAGCGGTTCAGGGGGTTGTGTTTTGCCGTGCGGCAGAATTCCAGGTATTCCGTGCCGAGGCTTGCCGGGTCATCGGTGACGGCCAGCCCCACCAGATAACATTTGCCGGTGTTGGCAAAGTTCGGCTGAATTTCCATTGAGGTGTAGACCTTCTGCGCGGCCTTGTTCATCGCGATAAGGTCATCGGTCGGGGTGATTTTCGCAAACAGCGCCCATTTGCCTTTCAGCGCCGAATCATCGTCAATCTTTTCGGCCTTCAGTTCGGCCACATCGCCATAACGCTTAAAAATACCGTCAGGCAGGATGCCGCGCAGATGTTCCAGGTTAATGCGGCAACCATAGACTCGCGGGTCAAAGGTTTCGGCCATTTCCTGAATATCCTGCGCACTGATGACACGCCCGTCACAGGTGTCACCCTCAACGCCGATACGAAAGAATTTTGAGACTTTTTTTGCCATTGTCAGGAGTCCTGAATAGTGATTAGAGGAGTCACATGTCGGCATCAGTTTCCCGACGATACGCATCCTCCGCCATCAGTCCCGGATGGCTTATCACTGACACAACAGCACCTTAGCGAATCGCGGGGCGCGACTCAGTAGCCTTGCCGTGTATTCATCACGGCGAGGTATTCATGACCATCACCACAGACACCACTCTTTTACACGACCCGCGTCGTCAGGCGGCGCTGCTGTACTGGCAGGGGTTTTCCGTGCCGCAGATTGCCGCCATGTTGCAGATGAAACGCCCGACGGTGCAGAGCTGGAAACAGCGCGACGGCTGGGACAGCGTTGCCCCCATCAGCCGTGTCGAAATGAGTCTGGAAGCGCGGCTGACCCAGCTCATCATCAAACCGCAGAAAACCGGCGGTGACTTCAAGGAAATTGACCTGCTGGGACGTCAGATTGAACGACTGGCACGGGTCAACCGTTACAGTCAGACCGGCAACGAGGCAGACCTTAATCCGAACGTCGCTAACCGCAACAAAGGCGGGCGGCGCAAACCGAAAAAGAATTTTTTCAGTGACGAGGCCATCGAAAAGCTGGAGCAGATTTTCTTTGAGCAGTCTTTCGACTATCAGTTGCACTGGTATCGCGCCGGGCTTGAGCACCGCATCCGCGATATCCTGAAATCCCGCCAGATTGGCGCAACGTTTTATTTTTCCCGCGAGGCGCTGCTGCGCGCCCTGAAAACCGGTCATAACCAGATTTTTCTGTCGGCCAGTAAAACGCAGGCGTATGTGTTCCGCGAATACATCATCGCCTTTGCCCGTCTGGTTGACGTTGACCTGACCGGTGACCCGATTGTCCTGGGCAATAACGGCGCAAAACTGATTTTTCTCGGCACCAACTCCAACACCGCGCAGAGCCATAACGGCGACCTGTACGTCGACGAGATTTTCTGGATCCCGAATTTTCAGGTACTGCGTAAGGTGGCATCAGGTATGGCCTCACAGAGCCACCTGCGCTCGACCTATTTCTCCACCCCGTCCACGCTGGCGCACGACGCCTACCCGTTCTGGTCGGGTGAACTGTTCAACCGGGGACGCGCCAGCGCCGCCGAACGCGTGGAAATCGACGTCAGTCATAACGCCCTTGCCGGAGGTCTTCTCTGTGCGGACGGCCAGTGGCGGCAGATTGTCACCATTGAGGACGCGCTGAAAGGCGGCTGCACGCTGTTCGACATTGAGCAGCTCAAACGCGAAAACAGCGCCGACGATTTTAAAAACCTGTTCATGTGTGAATTTGTTGACGACAAGGCGTCGGTGTTCCCGTTCGAGGAGCTGCAACGCTGCATGGTCGACACTCTGGAAGAATGGGAAGACTACGCGCCGTTTGCCGCAAATCCGTTCGGCTCCCGCCCGGTATGGATTGGTTACGACCCGTCACACCGTGGCGACAGCGCCGGATGCGTGGTGCTGGCACCGCCGGTGGTGGCCGGTGGCAAATTCAGGATACTTGAGCGTCACCAGTGGAAAGGCATGGACTTTGCCACCCAGGCTGAATCCATCCGCAAACTCACCGAAAAATACAACGTCGAATACATCGGTATTGATGCCACCGGCCTTGGTGTCGGCGTGTTCCAGCTCGTGCGCTCGTTCTATCCCGCCGCGCGCGACATCCGCTACACGCCGGAAATGAAAACCGCAATGGTGCTCAAGGCAAAAGACGTCATCCGCCGTGGCTGTCTGGAATATGACGTCAGCGCCACCGACATCACCAGCTCGTTTATGGCTATCCGCAAGACCATGACCAGCAGCGGACGCAGCGCCACCTATGAGGCCAGCCGCAGCGAGGAAGCCAGCCACGCCGACCTCGCCTGGGCGACCATGCACGCTCTGTTAAATGAGCCACTCACCGCCGGTATCAGCACTCCGCTGACATCCACCATTCTGGAGTTTTACTGATGAGCAAGAAAAAAGGGAAAACACCGCAACCTGCGGCAAAAAAAATGACCGCCAGCGCCCCGAAAATGGAGGCATTCACCTTTGGTGATCCGGTGCCGGTACTCGACCGCCGTGACATTCTGGATTATGTCGAATGTATCAGTAACGGCAGATGGTATGAACCCCCGGTCAGCTTTACCGGTCTGGCAAAAAGCCTGCGTGCTGCCGTGCATCACAGCTCACCGATTTACGTCAAACGTAATATTCTGGCTTCAACGTTTATCCCGCACCCGTGGCTTTCCCAGCAGGATTTCAGCCGCTTTGTGCTGGATTTTCTGGTGTTCGGTAATGCGTTTCTGGAAAAGCGTTACAGCACTACCGGTAAGGTCATCAGACTGGAAACCTCACCGGCAAAATATACCCGCCGTGGCGTGGAGGAGGATGTTTACTGGTGGGTGCCGTCCTTCAACGAGCCGGCACCTTTCGCGCCCGGCTCCGTGTTTCATCTGCTGGAGCCGGATATTAATCAGGAGCTGTACGGCCTGCCGGAATATCTCAGCGGCCTTAACTCTGCCTGGCTGAATGAGTCGGCCACGCTGTTCCGCCGCAAGTATTACGAAAACGGCGCACATGCCGGATACATCATGTACGTCACCGATGCCGTGCAGGATCGCAACGATATCGAAATGCTTCGCGAAAACATGGTGAAGTCGAAAGGCCGCAACAACTTTAAAAACCTGTTTCTCTATGCCCCACAGGGAAAAGCCGACGGCATTAAAATTATCCCGCTCAGTGAAGTGGCGACGAAGGACGATTTTTTTAATATCAAAAAAGCCAGCGCCGCTGACCTGCTGGACGCGCACCGCATCCCCTTTCAGTTGATGGGCGGCAAGCCGGAGAACGTCGGGTCGCTGGGTGATATTGAGAAAGTGGCTAAGGTCTTTGTCCGCAATGAGCTTATCCCGCTACAGGACAGGATCCGCGAGATAAACGGCTGGCTCGGTCAGGAGGTCATCCGCTTTAAAAACTACTCACTGGACACTGACAACGGCTGAACATCGCCGCCTGCGGGCGGCTTTTTTACATCCCGTCATCACGCCCTCACACGCTCACCACCGCACAAAACACCCCGCAGACACACCAACGCCCCGGCGCACAATCTAAACGCCATCACGACGCGCTCAGACGCTGAAAAAATAAAATCAGCACCACCGCCAGCGCGCAGTGCTTTCCCCGCCTCGCCCGCCCGCTTCATGGGGCGGTTTTAATGCAGATGTATGAATCCGTCAAAACCATGCCGACACTGACGGCACTCGAATATGAAAATAACGAATGAGGCATGCAAACTAATGCATCTAATGCATCTAATGCATGCAAGATTTAATCATGCTCTAAAGGAGGAATATCAATGTCACTTAGTTGCAGAACCTTGCGGTAAGCCTCAAAAATTATTTGATGTATATTTTTTAAGTCAGCAAGCATTCTCTGCCTTCCTTCTGGAGTGAATTTACCATCAGCATGTTTGCGATAAAACTCATGTGCCAAGTAGTTTCTGGCTTTAAGAGCATCTGACACATGCTCCAGTGTATCAGCATCCCCCACCATCCTTGACTTCAGTGCGTAATTCAGTTTACCCAGCGTGTACTTATCCATTTCTAGAAACTGTTTTTTCAACGACGCTATATCCCCCCCTTGCTTCATATCATACTCAGTGAGGGCATTTATTAATTCAGTCTCCAATAATTGGGCAGCTTCCGATGCATAACCAAACTTCCAATACACAGTATCAAGCGTCACCATATAACCTATTCTCCAGATAACAAACTCTATCCGAGATTAAGCCATAATACACAAATAAGTCTAACGCATCGCTGCACTCATTGTTCCCCCCCGCTAACACTAGAAACAAGTTTCACGGCTAGCGGCGTTCTCTATCATCTGTGTGATGACGGAGCCATTCTGGATGGACTGATATCGTTAAGCAACCCGTAATTCTCCCGGACTAATTGCCCTCCAACCAACGCATCAAGCATCAGATTTTCGTGCTTCATTATCTGCTGCCGACTGTGAACAAAAGCCATCAGTTTGATACTTTCAGTTGTATTAACTCAGACACCAACTGATAGGTTACATATCCAGTATTCAATCAGATCTGACAGTTAAGAGGGACGATAACATGACAACCACCGTAACTATTTGAAAGCTATTTAATACGTATGAAATCTAAAGAGTATTTAATTGATGATTTCGTTGATTGAAACCATTTCAAATGCGACCACTCTGGGCCTGACAATAGAGTCAGTAGCGTTTTTTTATCTCTTTCCTTCATTCTTAACCCAAAAGCTATAGAATTGACCGCTAAAGGTTCAAATTTCCTTGCTCCAAAATTCTCCACAATCAATCGGCGCTCCCTTTCATATTTCCAACTTGTGTACTTTGTCGTTAAAATAGAAAGTAAAATATCCCCGCAAATATTATCAAACCCGTTAAGGCATTCATTATCCTCAAAATAATGAATACGTTTAACAATATCATCAAAGGGATAATTATCCTGATATTCCACATCTGCTTCCAAAAAAGAAACCCCAGCTTTCTTCAAATACTCCTCTTTAAAGCCAATGCAAATACCTTTATGTTCATCGGCATAATGTGACCACATCAATTGATTTTTCCTCGCTTTACTAAAGGAACAAATTCCGACTTGCTGCAATGACTGTTTAAGATATCTCTCATATTTAATTCTCATATCAAGAGGCAGTGGATAATGTTTCCAAACAGCATCAAGCACATTTGAAAATGAAGAATTTGCTTCAAAAGGATCATTAAGAGTATCTGGTTTTGCAAACCATAACTCACGATTCAATAACAGCTTCAGATTGTTTTTATCAAACTTACGATACTTAAATAAAATTCCTGGCTTTGTTATGTGTATCACATCCTCTCCTGTTAATTCACAATTCTTATTAAAAACAACAAACACTAAAAAAAATCATGAAAGGGGTGCATTAAAAACACCCCTTAAGATCATTAAAACAGCATTAAATGCCGTTCGCTATAACTTTTCCTCCAATTCTTTTTCGTTTATTACTGTATACAACCTATTTATAAACGAGACATTTCTCCAAATAAGAACAATAACGCATGACAGTTGAGTCAGTAATATACTCAAGATATATACACAACTCACACCTTTAATAAGGTGACGATTGTTCGCATAGAAATCCGTACCGCGGAGAACAGCATTAAATGCGTAAAAAGCAATAATAAAAATTAATACAGTAGCGGACATAATGATAATAAGAATCATACCTTCTATGCGCTTCGCTTCACTTTTGCTTGCTAAAAAATCCACTTTTTCAGATTTCATCAAACCAGCGATTGCATTTGGATAGAGATAAGCTAGCCAAATACCAGCAATTGCAAAAATCATCGCGGACGTATTTTGCAAAACACCAAGAAGATCAACAACATATGAATATTTGACGCTTTCTGAAATGCTAAAACCGCCAACAAGCAGAACGAAGGCCATGAGAATCCCAATAAGGATCTTTATTATCACATCATCCTCCTATAGCGACCTCATTGTTATTTCCCGAAGGTATAACTTGAGTTTTATCAATCTCATAACCATCGAGACCACTTACGAGTTCTTTTCGTTTATCATTAATTAACTCTGCCAATTTCTCAGCCGAGATATGTGCGTTATCATTTACAGTATAAGTAGCATTCAAATAATCACGCATAACATATTCATCTAACCACTTAGTCTGCCCATTCTTACCATCCTGTTTGAAGCCGATATTGTTCCAAGAAGAGCCGAAAGCATAATCCTCTTCATAAAAATCGAAAAGTTCGTCAATTTGCTTTTCAGTTGGTCTTTCTTCAATAATTAACTCTATCTGTCGTTCTTTATGAGTCTTAGGTACTTCATCACGTAATACAGGAAATTTATCAAAAGCCTTTACCCACCAAGCTCTTTTATCTGGAACTTTAGCTCCAATTGTATCTCTTATTACAATATGTGTTATAGAGTCACGAATCTTCTTTATATTTATACGCCCAGCTTTTTTCATATACTGCTGCGCTTCAAATAAAAATCTTACTCGTGAACTTCCGTCATCACTTTCAAATGTAACAACACTAAACTTTATGTCTTTCCCACCTGGATTTGGTCTGCATACTTCTGCAATTTTACGCCCGGGATATGGCATTCTGAAATTAGCATAATCTCTAATATAGCGACTAAAAAGATAAGTGTCTGAGTTTGAGTGAGGGAAACGAATTGCAGCAAATTTATTGAACTCAGGGATGTACCAGTAATAACATGGCTTACCCCAAATATATTTAACCCCATCAGTCATATCATCCGAAAGCATCTTAACGTCACTAGATGATGAATTTACCTGTGAATCTGGCGCAACCCCCTGAAGATTACCATTGCCATCAAGTTCTGATTTCCAAAGCACAAAAAAATAATCGCCTGTCTTTTCATCTTTATGCACACCTCGACAATAAACCTTTTTCCGCAGTCTAGAGTCATCAACCAATGGTAGGGTTTCTTCAAAAGAACGAGAACAAACCCAGTTGGACAGGGAGTCTAATATATTTACAATATCCGTGCTTTTTTGAACTTCATCCTTAAGATTGTAAAAACCAGCTTTCGTTACATCAAAAAATGTTAAGCGCCCTGCTTCTTCAGCCATGATACTACCTTGCAACATGTTTAAAATGACTACATTCTATACTTAGCAAGCAAAAGTGCTCACTGGTAATTTAAACAGCAGAAAACAACTGTTTATGCATGCAGTATCATAACAAAGTTCCACGTCACAGCGAAAGATAAGCAAACTTAGGCATCTTAATTACATTAGAATCCAACTTAACTTAGATTTCCCTGCTCCATTTTCCCACACATCACATGCTTGTGGGAATGCAGAAGCATAAGACCAGCCATAACTCTTAGGTAGCTGACGTTGGTCAAAATAACCACGTTAAGCTTTGCCCTCAGGCATATATGCATACAACTCTCAGAGCGGTTTACGGTTCCCATTCCATACTATAATCTTGGAATCAATCGATGATCTGATTAATCTCAGTAGTATATTCATGTCAATCATCATTGATAATATGTTGAGAGTCCCGGCCATTCGTCAGCGACCGGATACATGAATTTTTTCCCGTCATAATTTACTGTTGCCCCACGCGCCAGCGCCTCAAGCTCCCATCGCTGCGGCCTGATACCGTTCTGAGCAAGGTCAACGCGGATACGGGTAATTTGCAATCGTTCCGACCGGCTCAGTCTGGCCGATGGTGCAATTTCATGTGGTTTTAACGTGCTTCCGTTTCTTTGCTGGCGGTTTGGTCTTCTCAGTCCGTGTTTTAATGCCCCCCTGAGCGCCCTCACGACCTCCGGGTCACTCCATTCGATGACACCGTCATCAACCAGATTAAGCACTGCTGAGGCGTGTTCAGAAGGCGTGGGAGCCGGTGACGAAGTATCACCACCGGTGAGCTTTCCACAGTTATTGACAGGACTCCGAGGCGCGGCGATGCCGCTTTTTAAAGTCAAAGGCTCAACGACCGGAACTTTCGGTACAATGCGCCAGTCCGTCGTTCTGGTGATATGAATATGACGCGCGCCGAGATGCGGCGCGTAAATGCCGACCACTCTCTCGACTTCTTCCTCGTACTCGTTAACGTCATCCGACGGGCTACGGGCGACCCTGACAGTCTGACAATCGCGCGGGACATTTGCCCCACCCTGCGCGCTGATATACAACGCAAAATCACCACTGTCTGCGGCGGCGCGTGCAGCCTCGACGCGCTCGTCAAACTCATCAGCAATGCTGACGCCGCGAGGCAATTTGCGTAGTTCACGGTAAGCCCCCATTGTCGGCAGGCCAACCGTTTTAAATTGCGGAATGCGCCACGTTGACGCCCATGCGGTAACAGCCGCGGCAGTATCTTTCAGCGGTCTGCCGGTATCGTTATCGAGCTGCCCATCCAGTGCATAGCCGTCGATATTTTTTGAGATGTATTTCGCGATATACCCCGCAGCACCGCCCCGATTAAGATGTTTTGCCTGAAAACGGTTTCGCGCGGCACCTCTTTCGTCGCCATCCTCTTTGAGCGCATAGCGACGCATGATTTCGATAATCTGGTTACGCTGGCGTGGATTACAAAAAAGCATCATATGCCAGTGTGGCGTTCCGTCATGGTGTGGCTCGACGACACGCAAACCGTAGGCCTGTAAATCATTATCCTTGAATGCCGTGCGCATCAGGCTCCAGATACGGCAGAGATAACGCTGCGCATCCTTTGGATTAAATGCCTCATCGTTCCAGCCGTGATTAAGCTGAACGGTTTTACTTTCGCCTTTTCCGACCTGACGTGTCGGGTGATACTTTGACGGTGCGGTCAGCGTGATAAACATCCCCACATCACCCTCTGCGGCGGCGTAACGCTCAATACCGGCGATGGTGTTCATCAGCTCCATCCGGCGAATTTCTGGATTAGAAATACTGCCCATCACCTTACTGATAAGGTCGATGCGCTCGCCGGTTTCCCTGTTTTCAAGGTCACACGATTTAAGAAATTCCAGATTTGCCTGGCGGCGTGCACGCACATCACGAATGGCGTGTTTACTGGCATAAGGTGAGCGGTCTTTATTAACCTCCCCGACAGCTATCAGTAACGCTTCATGCCAGCGCATACGCTGTCCTTTAAGCTGATGAGTCCACCACTCATCATTAAACAGACGGGCAATGGCAGAATATGCCTGCCTCGTGGTCATCTGTCCTTTACGGTATTTTTTCCAGTAGAGCGGGGAAATATTGAAAGCACGTGCAGCGCCAGCAACATGACCATACAGATGCGCCTGCGCCTCATCCGTAAACAGCGATTCTTTTTCGCCATGTGCATCAACCCATGCATCGCAGAGTTCCTCATACATCATGAAAAGCTGCGATGAAATACGGGCGGCAAACTTTTTCAGCTCCTTGTCATTCATCCCCGGCAGACGCGCATAATGGTCACGCTCTGTCAGAAACAGCAACGACGCGTCGGTGTTCATTTCATGGCGCTGATTAACGCGCTCAATGCGCGGCCATAAACGACGCTGAAAAGTGGATGTGAGGAAATAAAACCCGTGCACCGGGCTTTTAGTGCGCCGGATGTAGTCGTAGCGTGAAGTAAACAGCGAGCGCAAAAAATAAGGCAGGCGGTTAATCGTGGATAAAACACCTTGCACCTGACGCATCTCGTCACGTGTAAGGGGTCTTTCGCGCCCGACAGCCTCGCGTGGCGCGTTCCATGCATAAGCACCGGTAAACGTCTTACCGGTGCCTGCGGCAAATGCTGACGGAGGGACAAAACGCCCGGAGGCTTTAACGGCCATATGAGCCCAAAGCCTCTGAACAACGCTTGCTGAGTTGCTCAACCTGCGCGTTTAAATCAGCAAAAGACTTTGCGCTTCCGGTCAGAATATCGTGATGCATCAGGCCGGAAACGAGCTGGCTTAATTTCGGGTAATAACCAACCACCGCCAACCATTCCTGACCGGCGTTTTTACCGCTTTCCGCTCTCTTTTTCTCGTGGAGAATAAACTGAAAGCTGTCACTGGTAACGACATAACGTTCGCCAATTTCAATACGAATACTCATGACGTTCTCCGGTAATGTTTGTTTTTTGCTTCAAAGACTGACTGACAGGAAACACAACGCGTGGCTGACGGATAAGCCGCACGACGGGCAGCAGGTATTGGCACATCACACTCTTCGCAAACCAGCGCAGAAGCACCGCAATGTTTTACCCTCGCCGCGTTAATCTGGCGCTCCAGTAATTCAGCCTGTTGTTCCTGAATGAAATCTACGTTGTCCGGCATTACCAGTTCCTTTTGTCGTTCAGTTTCTTAAATTCATCAGCGCAATAGCTGGCGATTTCTGTCGTTAATTTTGTCAGCTCATCCACGGATGAAATTTGCTTGTGAAATACAGCGCGTTTAACAAGTAAATTGACCACATCAGACAGGAGGTTTAATTCACTCTGATAAATCGCGATAACAGATTCAGTTATGTCGCACTTCTCTTTATCAAGACCAAGTTGAATAAGAGACAAATCACCATTTTTCATAACGGCGATTTTTAAGGCGTTATTCGGTAATACAACCGAACGAGAACAGGACATCAAAGCACCTCCCTGCGAGACAATCCGATATTGTGAAATTTTTCCGACTCCTGACTGAGCAGCTCGACTATCTCCACGCGGGATAACTCCGCCTTTGTGATGTGGCGAATCATGGCGTCAAGATGAGAAGAAAAGCGCGTCGCTGCATCGGCCTGTGCTTCGGTTCTGGCCTGTTGCAGCAGTAATGCGTATTTACCGCACTGATTTTCAGAAACTGTATGCATGACTTTCTCCAGGCAAAAAGAAGCCCCGCACGATTAAGTGCGTTAAAAACTCTGGTTAATTACTTAATGCAGATATTGCTCTGGTTTTACCGACGTCAGAATTGTCGGTGCATACTCAAACAGGCTGAATAATTCACGTAATGCACGGAATAAAGCATCACGCCAGTAACATGATTCTTCATTAATTCGCCAGTATGGCTGGTTGAATTCTTTTTCAGTCAATCCGGCATGCATAAATAAAGTACGACGCTGACTGACTGTTAAAAAACTAATATATGCATACTCACTTGCACCGACCTGACGGCGTTTTGAGAATGCCCCACGCAATTCATCAATTGCACATACCAGTCGTTCACGTTCGACGTCGTTCATTTCTTCAAAACGCATCGTTGCGTGACGCTGTTTTAACTGTGCATGGAAGCAAACCGTTAGCCGTTCGCGTTCCATCATCTGATTATAATAATCACATGTCTCCTGCCAGCGAGGGACGGCCAGATGCTTACCAATTATCCGGCGCATAGCTGCTGGCTGTTTTTCGACAAGATTAAGTGTCATCACTGTCATTTCCAGACCCTCCGGCTTTTCAGAAAGGTCAGAGCCCTCTTTAACGGACTCTGTTTTTTGGTGCGGATAATGATTCCCTTACGCCCCTTACCGTGGGTGATGGTGAAGTCAATCGCCCTGGGGCTTTCGTTACGCAATAACTGAGCAATACAACGAGGCTCATTCATCCTTTCCACCTTAAGCCGCACGGCCATGTCTTGATTTGCTATAACTAATGCGATTTTTCCAGTCGTGCCATTCTGATGGAGCTTCATCGACTAGCTGTGCTGCGTACTTGTCCCACTCACGACGATTAATCCATAACTCAGCATGACCTCCCGGCTTTAATGGGTCTGCCATGTAAAAGGCAGGCAGCTTGCCTGCTTTCGCCATTTCAGCTACAGCGCGAGGCGTCTTACCGATGTAAAGAGCAAAACCCTCTTTCGAGAGTAGATCCGACGGTGCGGCAGCGAGCTTGATGTCACATTTTTTACTTTTTGTGAGATCAGATACTTTTTCTCCAACATCGTTATTCATTTCTGATCCAATACTCATTTTGATATCCTCAACTTTGGTGCCATTCAACCAGAGCTATTTGAAGCCGCTCTGCGTTGTTCTGGCTTGTCGCATGCAACATAAATTACGAGATACGACAATTCATGTCAAATACACAAATCACATCTCAAGCAGAGAAACTCGCACTTATTAGGGAGTCAGAAAGGATGACAAGGAAGCAAGTCGCTGAATTAACTGGGATTAACTACAACACCTATGCTGGATATGAGCAGGGAAAAGTAAAGATGTCTTTTGACGCAGGTATGAAATTTTTCAAGCCAGAAAGATTTCGCAAGTACCGTGACTGGTTCATGTTTGATGAAACTGATCCCGCTGGCGGACAAATAGCCCCGGCGCTCGCGCACATTGGGCAAGACTCAACAACCTTGCACCACTCAGACCAAAAGACTGGCTGACGATTTATTCAGCATATGTGTGCAGTAAATGTACGAAAGAAAATTGCATTAATTTTCAAGTAGTAGAAGTAAACAGCGTCATCGGAGGGCTTTATGTCTATTAAAAAGCTCGATGATGGTCGTTATGAAGTGGACGTCAGACCGCAGGGTGCAGATGGAAAACGTATCAGGCGGAAATTTAAAACTAAAGGTGAAGCTCAAGCATTCGAACGTCATGTACTGGTTAACTACCACAACAAAGAGTGGTTGGAGAAACCAGCCGACCGCCGAACTCTTACAGAGTTGTTAGGCAGATGGTGGATATATCACGGAAAATCACATGAGCGTGGAGATATTGAACGGGGGCGTTTAACGACAATAATCGCCAAATTTGCAGAAATGGGAGTGTCCAGAGCTGACCAGCTAACAAAGAAAACGATAACTGATTATCGCGTTGTAATGATGAACGATGGTCTGAAACCAGCCAGCGTAAATCGACATCTGGCAATAATGAGCGGGATGTTCACCAAGTTAATTGACGCCGGTGAATACCACTCTCACAACCCGTTCCGTGAGATTAAACGGTTACGTGAAGCTGTTACGGAAATGGCTTTTTTGTCCAGTGAAGAGATTACGCGGCTGTTATCCATGCTTGATGGTGATGAATTAAATGCAACTCTGGTCTGCCTTTCTACAGGTGGACGGTGGAGTGAAGTATCTAATTTAAAAGCTGAACACATCATTAACCAGATGGTTACGTTTATGAAAACTAAAAACGGAAAACGCAGGACAATTCCCGTTTCGCAGGACCTGATTAAACGGATCAAGACCAAAAATTCAGGCAGGCTTTTTAATGCCAGTTACTACAAAGTGCGTAACGCTCTCAGGGAAGTAAAACCCGATTTACCTGACGGACAAGCAGTACATGTTTTGAGGCATACATTTGCCACACATTTTATAATGAATGGAGGTAACATAATCACATTGCAGCGCATCCTGGGTCATTCTAACATTCAGCAAACTATGACCTACGCACACTTTGCACCGGATTTCTTACAAGATGCTGTGACTCTTAACCCGGTGTCAGGAATGTCCATAATGCGTCCATAA